CGTGGGCAGTCTCCACTACCTCAAAATCCTCAACGGACACAAGCCAAGTGTCATAGTCGCGGCCTTCACGCTTATTGACGTTGAGCTGATGCCACGCCATAAACATGATGTCATCGATACCGATACCAGCCTGTAGATCGCTAGCGCGGCGCTTGAACTTGCGTTCCCACGCAGCAGCCGTAGCAATTGTCGTTGTGACTTGCTCTGTAACCAATTCCGCTGCTGGTGTCTTGAACGACACCTTGATGGTTAGTTTCACGCCGTCACGTCCTCAACCAGCACGCCGCCAGTGATGGTGATTTCCACTTCGGACAGTTCACCGACCGAGCCGTTCACCAAATCGAGCGACTCAAGGTATCCGCCAGTGATTTGGAATTCTGGGTTGGTTGTCGTGATACCGCCCGAGGTTGGCTTTACTGCGACGTACACGTTCGTGCCGACAAGGCTGGTGAGGTCAACGTAGGTACCGGGCGATGCCGAGTACTCCATGAGCAGCGTGGCGGTCACGGTCACGTTGGTAAGGCCACCGACAAACTGACGACCAGTGTTGCCAAACGAAGTGGAGTCAAGCGCTTCACGCGACTTGGTGATGACCACCGACTTGCACTGATCGGTCAGGTCTTTGATTGAGCCAACAGCAGCACCGATGCCGAATGTTGGGGAAGCCAGGTAAGTGGTTGCGTTAGCCATGTAGCGAATCTCCTCTACGTCGAGGGTCGCTGCTTACCCGTAGGGCAGTCTAGTAGCCCTAGGGGCTTACTTTGGTGCGTATTGTCAGCTCGTAGGCAGGGTAGTCAGCGCCACCGTACGACACGGTAGTTGGGCGTGCATCCGTCAAGCCGATTTGTGCAGCGCGAATCAAATCAATGTTGTCCAGCAGGCTGTCAAGCGTCCTGTTGTCACCAGTGCCTAGGGCAGTCATTACGACGCGAAACTCCATGTCAGCAACCACGTTGGTTGCCATCATGATGGTCGGTGCCTCGACAAGTGCACACGGTGGGTTCATGTTGCGTGGATCATCAAACACACGCAGCCCGGTAATCGTCTGCAGTTTGGTGACCAGTTGGTCGTAACCATCCTTGAACATGTTTGACATGTCAGGCCACCTGTGGCTTATTGACTCCGAGCAAACGCAAGATTTGACCGTAGTTGCCTGTGACCGGGCCACCTGTGGCTAGTGGGTCAAACGACGCAAACGCCTCCGTGGAGCCGCGCTCACGGTACAGAATCGCCGCGTACTGAACGGTGCCGAGCTTTACCGCGCCATCAGGCACAGTGGTCGGTGAGTCAAAATAGCCTGATTCCTCGCGCTTACGGTACGCAAATTGGTTCGCTGCACTGACAGCCATGTTTGCTACGTCAAGGTCGGCACTCGGGTTAGTGAACGTGAAGCCGAGGTAGTCCTCGACATCGCCCAGGACAATCCATGAGCACGTTACCGAGTAGGTGCATGTCCCGGTGGCGGCTGCTCGATCAGCGTCATCCGTGGTCAGCGCAAACAGCACCTGATTAGGGATGATGGTGTCAGTGTCGTACTGATAATCGCCTTGTTGCGATACGCCGATGAAGTAGTACTCGGGCAACGCAAGAATCTTGTGCGTGCCATTCCACGTGGCATTGATGCCAGACAGGGTGATTGACTGCCCTACCTCGAAGCTGTGGTTCTCCAGCAACTGAACGACGGCAACGTTACTAACTACCTGTTTATGGGTAAGTGAGTAAGTTGCCACCGTTCAGTGTCACCTGGAGGGAGTGAACTTAGGCGATTTCAACGAACTTGCTGGCATCAAGCATCAAGGTCGCGAGGTATCCGCGGAACTTGATGATGCGTGACAGCGAGCCATCGGTGGCTTCGACTTGGATTGCACCCTTTTGCTGTTCGTAAATCTCGAAGCCATCGGCGGCACCGATTGCGAGGAAGTCGCTCTCGTATGGACACACCACAACTGAGAGGCCGAATGCGTTGGCTGACAGCGTGCCGGGGGCAACGTTGCCGAATGCGTTCATTGGGCCGACCTGTGGGAACAGTGGACGGTCAGCGGTGTCGCTGAGCTGTCCAAGTGCACCCCAGAACGAAGGCGATGCGAACAAGTGGGTTGGCAGGTGCGTGCTGGCGTTGAGGATGGTCTGCGACGCGCCGTAGATCCATGCTGCCCATTCAGCCGGGTCAGTTACGTCAAACGCGGCGCGCGTGGTGGTGATGCCAGCCTTGAGCGCAGCTTCTACTGCGTCCTCGGTCTGCTTGCCGTATTCACGTGACATGTCATCCACGAGTGCACCCAAGACTTCGGGTTCGCTCCAGTCAATGTCCTCCTCGGACAACTTGACGTAACCGCCGTACACAGCCTTGGTGACGTTTTCCTTGGCGACGACAAACGTGCCTGCATCAAGCGGCTGGTTTTCGCCATTGCTCAAACCAATCGTGGTGTGCGTGGTCACCTTCGGGCGTGAGAACACTTTGCCGCCACCGGGCATTGCGCGTGCACCGATTGCATCGATGACTGGGCGACGACCGATCAGGTTGTTGTACACCGGGCCGAGGATTGGCGTTGGCAGAAGGCCAGGCGTGTCAGTCGTGACAACATCAGGTGCAGCAGCCTTCAGATTGGCAAGGAACTCGGCAGCAACTGCGCCACCTTGGCACAGCTTGCTGATGTATTCGCCAGCGGTTGGCATGACGAATTCTTTCTTCGGTGCAGCGAACAGCATTTGTGGTGCTGGTGCTGGTGCTTCTACGGATGCTTCGACCTTGACTTCGGACATTGTGGTTGTCTCCTCTTGTGGTTCGGTCGCTGCAACCTCTGTAATCATAGCGCCCTTGAATGCAGGTGCCGTGACAAGTGATAATTCTACCCAGTTGGCCTTTTTGATGACCATGGTGCCGTTGTCGTCGTAAGAAGCGTCAACTACGTCAACGCCTACTGATACCGAGTCAACTGCCTCGTCTTTGATCAGCTCGAGCATGTCGTTGCCTTCGCTGGTGGCGCTGATTCGGGCCGTAAATAGCATGCCTTCCTCGGAGTCCAGTCGCCCGGTGACCACGCCTACTGGCTGCTCGGAATCGTGGTACTTGAGCAACTTGGGCTTCTTGCCAGTGATTGGCAGTGAGCCGCGCTCAAAGCGAACTCGAGTTCCGTCGCTGACGGTTGCTTCGGTGTTCCAAGGTACGGCAACACCACTGATCGAGCGTGGTGACTCGCCATCCTCAGCCAGGACAAATGTGTTTTGTGCAGTTAGGCGAATCATGAATCCTCGTTTTCTGTGTCTGGTAGCTCCCGAGTCGGTGCAGCGTTGTCCGACTCGGGAGACATTTCGTATTCCTCTAGGTATGTGTCAATGTCCAGATAAATGTAACGGCCTCGTGGCGTGATGTTGTTCATGCTCAACGTTTGCTCGATGCAGTCAATGAATGGTTTGGCACCGAATAGGTAAAGGTCTTGGCGTGCCTGTTGCGCGTTTTGGTAGGTCATGCCGGAGCCGCTTGGCGCACCCACTAAGTAAGGCGGAATGTTGGCGATGCGTGCCATCTCCAACGCCTGATAGGTGCGTGCTTCCGTCAACTGCAACTTGCTCGGATCCATGTAGGACTCTTTCCAATCCACGTACTGGTTCAACGCAGCAATCGCATTGTTGTTTCGTGCAGCTGCAAAGCCAGCAGCCAATTCGCTCAATTCCTCGGCGCTCAATGGCTCGCCTTCCGTCTGCTTCAGTACGCCTGCCGGGGTTTGATTTTTGGCAAAGCGCTCAGCGCTGGTGTCCAGGTTGATGTTGGTACGGATTGAACGAGCACCCATAGTGAGCAGGCCTTGGATTGGGCTGAGGAATTGCACGACATCGTTCGGGTCGAGCTTGTAGCCGTTGAAGTACACCTCTTTGCTGGGGCCGAACCATTGAGGCCCGGCTTGGTCGCGTGTCTGCACGTCATTTGCTGGAATCCACGTGAAGGTTGCTGGGAAGCCGTTGCCGAAGCGGCTGGTCACAATCCAGAATGCGCGTCCGTAGAACAGCAGGTCATCGGTCGTCCAGCTCATGATGAAGTTGCGTGTCACGTTGGGGTCGGGCTGGTGGAACCATGTGTCATCGGGCAGGTCAATTTCCTCGTAATCGTCATCCATCCACTGCTTGGCGTATTGATGAATTTCTAGGCAGCCAACCATCGAGCAGATCAAGTCACGTGCCCGGCTGATGGTAGGAATCTGGATGGCAGCCGACCTGTTGAAGTCGGTGGTATAGGTCATGAAGTTCCCGACAAGCGGATTGCCAGCAGCGCCAGCTGCACCTATCTGTGCGTTTGTGTTGTTAGCGACTGCGCGCTTCAGTGAGAATGCCATCGTGGCATCAGTCTAGGCACTCGATGCAATCATGGGTCGGTTCACCATGGGTCGCGGTTTGGCGCACATGCCGACAGCCCACACGAGACACCGGGCTAACTCAATCGGGCCACTTGACTTCTGTGATGACAACGCAATAGCGCCAGGAGTTTTGACCGCAACGGCACGACCAACATGCTCAGCCAACATCGTCTCACCAGTGTGATTGACGCGGCCCTCATTGATGAGGTTTTTGACCATTGACGTGTAGCGGCTTATCTCCTGATAGCCGACCAGCACCCTGCGACGTTGCAGATCGGAGGGGCAGTTGGTGTCCAGTGTCGGCGTGATAGCAACTTGCAAACCTGAGTTGGAGGCCAACTGGGCACGAATGTTATCCCACACCTGTGTCACTGTCTCGCACATGAATGCGACAGTCGCACAAAGTATCCCAGCAGTATTGGCGTTCACACGTACCGCCACGTACCTGCCATCGTCCAGCGATACTTCTACGGCGAGCACGCCACCCGGCAACGGTGGCAAATCGGTACGCAACGACTCCCACTTGCCAGGCTGCAGCCACGACAGTTCTGATTGCACCCATAGGTTTACGCTAGATCGCAGGAAGCCTGCACGATTCGGGCCTTTGGATTCAGCCTGGACGGTACGGATGTCCAGCGTGTGCCCGAGTGCCGGGTTGGCGTATTCCCACGCGGCTTCGCTCATCGGGTCAAGGTCGGGCGGTGGGCTGTATTCCGCTAGGTACACAGAATTGGTGACTTCACCTGAGTCAATGGCACGTATGCCTTGCTCACGCCAGCGCAGCATCGCTATGGAGTCCTCGGTGCCTGCCGTTGACCACATTGAGCACAGTGGGTTGGGTCTGGCGCGTTGCGTGGGCAGGAGGCCTATGTCGAGCGTCTCGGAATCAATGCCGAACACTTCGTCCGCAATGATGAGATCTACCGACATACCGTGACCGCTTGATGGCCTGGCTGCTTTGACGTACCAACGCGAGTCACCAACCTTGATGCTGTTACGACCATAAGCCCACACAGCTTTGACACCGAACTTGGCTTCAATGACCGGAGCTAGGTCTTGAAATAAGGCTGTCGCTAGATCGAGCCTGTGGGCTGTAGTGAGGATGGTTTGAGGGCCGACCTGCGTAGCGTGCTGGGTTAGCCACCAGCCAAGCAGCGCCTTGAGCGCTACGGTTTTTCCGTTCTGTCGAGCGACGCTGACAAGCGATACGTGGTTGAGGAACTGCCCTTCGGCATCCACGGCAAGTTGACCGTTGAGAACATGCCTCTGCCAGGGCATGAGTTCCACTCCGAGAATGCGCTCAGCCCAATCTGCAACTTCGGGGCCGTAACTCCCGGCTGCATCAGTGATGACCGTTTCAATTCGTGGCAAGTCATGACCTTTTCCTTTCCGTTCAATGACCTTTCCTTTGGATAAGGAAAGAGATGGGCGCGGGGGCAAGAGCTGATGTTGATCCAAAAAATCTTTGCGTGTTTTTTTTGGTTTGCGATTTTGAGAGCGCGTTTGGGTTTGGTTGCCGGGACGTGCGGCTTGACGTGCTCGACCTTTGGCTGCTTTGTAATTGGCTCCGCGTCGTGCGTTGCATGGCTTGCATGATGGGACGAGATTGTCTGGTGTGTCGGCTCCTCCTCTGTCGTGCTCGATCAGGTGGTCTGCTTCGGTGGCCTGGCGTTTCTTGCACCAGTGGCACCGGGGTTTATCCGCCAGGAGTTCGCGGCGTGCTTTGAGGTATGCGGTGTTGGATGTGCGCTTAGGCATTGTGGTTTGGCTGACGCGCTTCGCTTGTCCTAGCGCGCGCTACGCGCTTGCTATCGGCTGGCATGTTGGACTCTCATGTCGGGTTCAGGTTAGTTGAGTGTTTGTTGTATCTGTGTTGTGTTGTGTGTTAGGGCATGTCAACTCAGGGCAGAGTGCCCCCGGGCACCATCCCGACCGTTGTTGAAGCACGGTTCACACTCGCCACGCAATGGATCTGTTTGCATGGGCTGAGCTGCCCTTCTGATGGGCGAACTAGGGATGATGAGTCCTCGAGGATTTGCACCTGCATCAGGTCACGCGGCCTGAACGCACCAATGTGATTGGCGTACTTTAGTTTTTCCAAGCTGTTATTACAGCAGAAGCCTCCTGCTTGGATAGTTCGTCAAGTTTTACGACCTCACGATTGAGCACTGTGCCAATCTCACGCATTGTTTGACTGCCCGGTGTAAAGCCTCGGGTCTTAGCCAACACTCGAATCATGCCAATTTGTTTTTCTGACGCTTTGCCAGGGCCAGCCTTCATAGGCACCACGTTTGTCTGTGGCTCGCCAGTAAATGGGTCTGGGATAGGTTCGCCATCGTCATACCGGGCAATCTCCACACGTGGCTGCTCCTGACGTGCCATTACCTCTTGCTTAGATGCCATTTTGTGATCAATGCCAAAGCCCATCATGCCCAAAGCGCGACCAAGCGCCGATGTGCTGGCGTTCATTTGCTCTGAGTCTTTGGTGTATGGCGTACGGCCCGGGAATGGCTCCCAGCAGTATGCGATGCATGGCAGTTGATCGTCTTTGTCTCGCCACACTGTGCAACGTATCTCGATGTACAGCTTGTCGTTGACTTCACGAAATGTGGGTTGTGATTCTTGTACTCGTAGGTCTGGGAACTTGTCTAGCGCCATGCGTAGGCGTGTTGGTACGTCAACGTAATTGTCCAGGTTGAAACTCATAGATTGTTCTCCTTTAATTTTTCGGCAGCCTCGTCAAGTAGTTGAACTAATGCAAGCCATTCAATTGCAGGCATTACAGCCATCCATTCGTTAACATCTGTTATGCCTGGGCGTTTAGCAATGATTACTCCGGTGTATGCGTCAGCATTACGCATTTGTGTGCGAAGCTGCTCAAAGTAGCCATGCCACGAATGTGCTTTTCGATCCTTAACCTCAATGACTACACCGAATAAGCCCGAAATGTCGCCTTTGTCGGCGTGTGTACCTGCTTGGATACGGTCTGCTTTGATTCCGTACTTTCGTAGCCATTTGACTACTGCAAGCTCAGCTGCATGGCCTTTACGCTTCTGTGGGCTTGTCACGCCAAAACTCCATGTCTCCTAGTACGTGTAATGGGGCATCAAGCAGTTGATCGCGTGCGTCAGCCATGTGCAAACAGTTCAGGTAGCCGATTGCGTCAACGAGTGAGTCCTCGTGCATTTTCTCGTTGTCCAGGCTTTTCATCAGCCGAGCCAATTTGACTGCCACCATAAACATGATGGCCTCCTGCACGGTCAGGTTGTGCTTAAAGTTAGTAAGCACGCCAAAAATGCGACGCACCATGGTGTAGTCCGTGAATGGGTGACCGTACTGTGCCATGCGCTCACCGTTCTTGGTAAGTTGCCATGCTCGATACGCGGCATCGCCCGGGTCAATGTTGCTGCTCACTTTTTCCTCTCCGTGGTTTTGACAATGTAGTACACGCATCCCACGATGTATGTGGTGAACACCCCGGCAAAGAAGTAGTCAGCCCACAACATTGTCGTACGTGCTCCAGTTCTGCCAGCCGTAATTCGTTGCGATGTGCCATGCCACCCACAAGTTGGTCAATGGGTCAAACAGCTCGGTGCAGTCATCAATCATGCCTTTGGTTTGCAGGTAGCCGCGAGGCCAGTATTTGGTTGGTTGGCACCATGATGGCGTGTGAATTTGCATCAGACCGAAGCTCTGCCCATTGTCACCGATGGCGTTAGGCAGGCAGGCTGACTCAAACTCTGCGACCTGTAACGCCAGCCATAGGTCATCAAGCACAAAGCCTGCTCGTAAAGCTGTATCAGCCCATTCTCGGCAGCCTGGGCCTGTGTATGGGGGCATGGTCGTTACGACGCTCTCAGGGCTTCCTGACGCGTCTGAAGCGGTGTCCAAGCCCACCGTGCCCGAAAGGGGAGCCGTGTACACGGTGGACTCGGACACCAGCCCGATGGTGTCGGTTTGTGGGTCGG